ATATGATTCTCCAACAACTCCAGCAAATCCAGCATAAGTGGAAAATGTTTCAGTATTTGGGTCTAACACACAGAATATACTGCTGTTAGTTCCTGGATAATATATTTTTCCGTTAGGAGCCAATACTCCTGCGTAAAGTGAACCATTACCCAAACTGGGTGTTATTTGTGGTCCAAAATATCGCAAAGTTATGTTGGTGTTTGATCTATTATTTGTTGCGGCAATTTGATTCAAATAAGCACTCAAACTCCTCCATGCTGTGGTGGCATTGGAGGGTGCGCTCAGTGCACTTGTGAGACTGATATCTGGATAGCTTTGTGTAGCATTTACATTTCCATTTCCAGTTTGTGTATTATTCCGGCCTATGAATTCTCCTTGCCCTATTTGAAAAATTTTGTCGGTGTTAAAAGAATTGTCCGCGAGTTTACGGGTTTCTATTCCGTTATCTCGTGCCATTTTTGCCAGATCTGTTGCGTTGCTCATGATTTTATTTAATTGGTATTGATGAATGGATTAGTACAAACATTCATGTTAAAATTGTTATTTATAAGATTGTTTATGTATGTGCCTGCGGTGGCTGTATATGGAACTAAAAACATTCTTCCATTTGGAAGCAATTTGATTCCATTATAAGCAGCTAGGGGAATTCCAGTTAAAATAACAGTGCTTGTGTCATTGCTAGGATCTATGACCACAATTTGTGTTGCATTGGTAGATGAAAAATAAATTTTACCATTTGGGTGTAAAACTCCTTTTGAACTACCTGCTGCAAATCCTGCAAATGTTGTCGCTGTATTGTTATTAGGATTAAATTTTGTAAACCAATTAGTACCAGTTGTTATATAAAAAGAACCATTCGGAGCTAAAACTGCTCCATAACCAGCTCCTATACCTGTACCTGCCGGAACTGTATACACGGCATTCACAACATCTGTTGCAGGATCTATGGTTATCATAATGCTATGATTATTAGGAATCATGTATACTTTTCCTTGAGGACTCAGCAATGCCTGACCAAAAGTTGCTTGAGCGGTTGTTGTATGTCCTATGGAAAGAGTATAAACATTATTGTTATTGTTTGGATCAATTACCCGAATGATCGTAGAATCATGAGGAGAACAATATATTTTTCCATTAGAGGCCACCACTCCGCTGCTGTAGGAATCCTGATCTACCGGATTGATCACATATGTTCCAAAAGTTGTCACTGTATCGTTGCTGGGATCGATCAATCTGAAAACGGTTGCGTCGTGGGCAATAAGATAAATTCTTCCGTTTGGATGCAAAACACTTCCGGTATAGCTTCTTGATCCGTAAATGGCTATTGTTGTCACTGTTGAAACTGAATTGTCATTTGGGTTGAATTTTGCAATTACATTCGCGCCACCATCTCCTGGAGGAAGATATAAACACCCATTAGGAGCGAGAGTAGCCCCTTCAAACATAGTGCTTCCACTGAACTTGGTGACATTTTCATAACTCCATCCACTAGCTGGAATCAAACTATTAGTTTGTGCTACACTGGTCAGATAATATTGCAATGTACTCCAGTTGGTTATGTGTGCTCCTGTGGTCCAATCCGGTACCTGCACATCATACCAAGGTTGTACTTGTTGTGAGTTGCCAGTGCCTGCTGACATATTACGCCCCAGAAACCGATCACTAGCTACTTGTTGTATCTTGCTGGTTGCAGCTACGTTAGATGATAAAAAATCACGGGTCACGCCCAGATCTCGGGCCATTTTTGCACCAGATAATGCAAGAGTAATAGGCATATAATTTATTTATTCAAAACCCGCTTCAGAAACACTGAAGGATTTTTATAATTATTGACCAGGAGGTGTGGGCCAAACAACATCATCAGGAGAAGGAAATGCTTCTGTTATATCCCGGAGTTTTTGACGATATTCCGCCCATGTCTGGCGATTTACAGGACTATCTGCACTTTGAGTCCAATCACTCTCTTGTAATAGACGATTCCTTTTTTCCCGTATTACAGCCCATTTAAAATTTGTTTCATCTTGTGATAACAAATTATAAATTTCCGAAGATGATGGACGTGCATCATTTAGCAACCATTTTGTTACAATATATTGGTTATTATAAGGCGACAAAACAAGTTCATAATCCCCAGCTTTGATGTTGGGATATTTGCGTTGAAGGGCTAGAAGTATTTTGTCCATAAATTTTATAATTTAAATGCTGCAAATCTTACATTAAATGCTTGGCTGCTTTCACCACTATAAGCTTGTGCTTGATTCACCTGCATTTCAACATATTCTCCTACACCCAATCCTGTAAGGGCAGTTACACTCATGTAAGCATCAATTCCGTTAACTGCAACTGTTGAAGAAGATTGAGCAACAGGAACTGCTGTTACTCCATTTTTGATAATTCTAAGATTTGAGGGATAATATGCTTGATTGTTTAATGTTGCTGCGTTAGCAACAATAAGATAATTTCCTGCTTTTCCAGATGGTATGGTTATACGGGAATTATTGGAAGCAGGATCATGATATCCTGCACTATCAAAAAGATCTGCACCTGTAAGAGCTATGGTTGCGAATACTCCGGTTCCGTAACTTATATATTGATTGTTTTCACGTGTGGCAATAACACCTTCTGAAACATAAGCAGCCAAGCTTGTGAGTGTGGCTATTGTTGTCTTTTTATTGTCTTTTGCAACCGAATCATAAATCATCACTTCATCGCCTGCTGCAGGTGATGCTTTAAGAGTACGACCTTGAATATCTGCACTGAGTGTTACAACACCAAGACCACCTGTTGAACTGGTAGCAACACCATTTTGAGCAACAATACGGCTCACTCCTGCAAAAGCACTCAAACCATAAACAGCGCCGGTACCAACTGAACTGAGTGTTTGTATATCCACCACGTCGCCTGTGGCAACAGGTTCGTTTAATGTGATGTTCAGACCATTAGTGGCAGTGTAATCATAGCTGTTTACAAGATGTGAACCGTTTAGATACACATCAATATTCGGGGCCGCATATCTCAGGCTGGAACCAAAATCATCCGGACCGGTTACTGTTACAGCACCATTTGCCAAACTTGTTGGAACTGTATAACGATAATTTGTTTGAAGTACAATACCTGAACCGGTCAATGTTTGATTGACTGTTACACCAGTTGCACTGAGAGCAACAATTTCAACACTATCCCCGACATTCAATGTGCTAAGATTTCTTACTTGTGTGCTGTTAGAGGCGAGAAAGTCTAAACCTTCAATAAGGTGAGCACCGTTCCGATAAACTTCAATTTGTCCAGGAGAATATGTGAGTGTAAGACCAAAATCATCTGCACCGCTGACTGCATTTACCGGACTTCCAGTTCCAATTGTATAACGATAACTTACACGACGCACACTGCCCAAACTTCCACCCGGTGTGAATCCTTTGCTTATGAGAAGACCGCTTATAGCAACTGTTAAACTGTCCAGATCTGTACGAATTTCATCTAGTGCACGATAACCTACGACAAAGTCAGTTGCGGATAGGACTGTTTGGGGGGTAAATTGGGTAAAATTTTTGAGTGCCATTCTTTTATTATTTATTCCAACGGCAACATTATTTTATATTAAAAACCAATCCTTTTCTTTTCTTTTTCTTGTGACTTTTCCTCCATACCACCCTCTTCATTATATATTTCGGCAAGAGTCATGTTTTTATCAGCTTTTCTTTTGCTTCCTATTTTTTGCAAAATAATATTGGCTTGATCTGCTGTTAATTCATCAAAATGATGTTCTGCCACAAGACGACCTTTTCGGATAAGAGCCTTGTCTATTTTTTCACGGGGCGTATTGAAAGTTGCTATGATAAAGAGATTTAAGCAATCTCCAAGAAAACCATCTGTAAGATTCAAAATATTGCTTACCCCTTCAGGATTGCTTCCTTCACCTTCCCTGCTCCGTATCACTTTTTCAGCATCTTCAATAAGCAAAATACTGTTTTTATGATCCAGCATAAAATTCAAAAATCCAGGTGTTGTGATAATATCCACAGTGCCGGGTGGAACGAAAATGATCTTTTTATCAATATTCATTGCCAAATTTTTAACAATTGTTGTTTTACCACTTCCTGGAACTCCTGAAAAAAGAACCAATCCGCTTTTTTTATCATTTCTTAATTTTTGCAAAATA